TTAGTTCTGCATAAAATTAGCAAATTTAAGTGAAGTTTCTTGCTTTCGATTCTGTGTAACGTGAGTATAAATATCAAGTGTCATTTTTGAAGTCGAATGTCCTAAGCGTTCTTGAACTTCTTTGATGTTAGCACCAGATTCAAATAAAAGAGAAGCATGAGTATGTCTAAAACCGTGTGCAGTTATTTTTTTCATATCTGGGAAATTACGGTATACTGTTCCTAACCAAGATGTTGCAACATGGGATGGGTAGTATTGGTTAGTTTCAGGATTTGTAAATAAGAACTGTTGAGAATTATTAGCATTAAAACCAAATTTCAATAGTTTCTTTTGTTGCTGTAGTTTCCATTTTTTTAATACAGATAACGTAACATCATCTATGGAAATTACTCGTTTTGATTTCTTAGTTTTAGGTGTATTTATAGTCGTTTCTTTTTTGCCGGGATTATATGCAGTAGTTTTAGTTATAGTAATTGTTTGCTCATTAAAATCTATATCTTTCCATTGTAAAGCTAAACATTCACCAGAACGCATACCAGAATAGGCAAGGAGTCTAAAGAACGTATAGTATTTGAAATTATATTCTTTGACATTTTCTAAAAAAGTGATAAGTTCATCTTTAGAGTAAAAATTATTATCAGATTCAATGTGTTTATATTTTTTCTTATCAGTGGCTTTAGGAAAGATTACTAATTTAAAAACATTAACATCTAACATACTCAATTTAACAGCATAATTTAACGGAGAATTGAGTATTACTAGATATTGACGATAACTCTTGTATTTAGCAGCTAACTTATTAACTATTTGTTGAGCTAATGCAGGAGTTATTTTTTTGATATTTGCATTACCAATCAATGGCTTTACAACTCGTTCGTATCTTATTTTTTTAGTTTCAGCAGTATTAGGTTTCACAGTATTTTTATATGATTCAAACCATAAGTTAAACAAGTCATCAAAGGTTTTAATATTTGTATCTTTAGTTTTTCCATAGTTTCCATTGGCAAAGTCTAATTGTAATTGCCTGATTACACGTTCTGCATCTTTTTTTCTTTTGAATCCTCTTCTAGAAGTTTCTACACGTTTGCCAGTAACTGGATCAATGCCTAAATATAGTTTAAATCTATATAAGGATTCTCCTTTTTTAGTATATTTGATTATTTGTGCCATTATAATCATCTCCTTAGAATGTATGTTCTTTTTGAGTTCTAGTAAAACCCGTCGATTTTGACGGGTTTAAATTAATTACTTCAAGAATATTGTTTTTACAAAATAAGCTATAGCAGGCAAAACGACACCAGCAGTTAATAAACGTATAATCCACCAAATTAATTTATTTTGAGCATCAAGTTTAGAATTTAAAAGATCGAATTTAGAGTCGATTTTCTTATCTAATTCATCGAACTTGTAATCTATCTTATTGTCAACCTGAGTAATTTTATTATCTAGATTATCTAATTTATGTTGTGTTTGTTCTTCAGATAATTTCAATTCTGGATGTGTTACATAATCATTATTCATATTTCCGCCACCTCCATCAGATGAGTTTCTACCTTTATTATATAAAACTCGTTCATCATTTTCTATTGGTGTATTCGCAGGAACATTGTTGTCATTACTTGAATGTAGAGGTGTAGCCATATTATTTTTTCCTTTCATCTAAAATGGGGACATTTGTCTTAAAAAATGTGCCAACTCTAATACTTTCACTAATTCCCATTTCACCAGGTAATTTTGAAGTATATGCAAATGAAACTACAACATCTTTATATTTCAAGTTTCCATTATCATCAAGTAGATACTTTTTATCAATGTCAACAGCAGAATAAATAGTAAAAGGTTCGTTAGGATTGGTAATTTGTACATATTCACGAGATAGATATACTGCATTTTCATCATTAATACCTGCTATAGTGATAAAAACAACTCTGTTAGAATTACCAATAAAAGGATCATTTGTTATATTTAATGTAGTGATTATCTTTGATTCAATACCATTTTCTTTTAGTTTAAAATAAGGGTCAGCATCAGATTGGCTTTCGTTTATAATTTTTAACTCTAGTAATGAAATATTATTTTCCATCAAATCACGTCCTTTCAACGATAAGTTTTGTACTGGGCGCCGTCGCACGTAGGGGGACGGCGCCCCCTTAACGCTTAGTCCTTGTCAGACTTTAGTAAATATAGTAAAATTAAGATTAAGATGATATTTTCCATGGTATTCACCGCCTTTCACGAGCATAAAGCCACATTCTCAATGTGGTAAAATGATCGTGGAAGGTGGGGAATACCTTTTTTATATTTTATAGGACTAAGCGTTAAAAGTTTGTTATAGCGCGATGTACTATTAATCTAAAATGCTAATGATCAAAATCTATTGTAAAAAAAGCGTATTTTTTAACAATAGCTAAAACTTATTGTTAAAAAAAGGCCAATTTTTAACAATAGCTAATTGTGATAATTCAATATAATAATTACATATATCTCAATCTAAAACACTATCAAAAGTATTAATTATCTCTTTAAATCACGGTCTTCCAGTGACGGATTAATTTAATACAAAATAGACAGTAAAATAAGTCATGGTATAATATGCAATATAGAAGGAGGACAATTTTATGGTAAAAAAAGTTAAAGTTATTAAAAAAAACATTCCAATTATTGCATACCAAACTGAAGAAGAAAAATATATAAAAACTTTAGAAGGCATAATGCATGCACAAAAAGGAGATTGGATTTTAACTGGTGTTGAAGGGGAACAGTGGCCAGTTAAAAAAGAAATTTTTGAAAAAACGTATAATATTATTGAGGAAGTAGATAACTAATATGGATATACTTTTATTTTTGAAGCTATATCATCTTCTCTTTTATTAAAAGCTTTTTCGATATAATTATTTGGTGAAGCAACAAAATCGTCCCATTTAACCAAAACACAATATCTGTCACTTTCTGACCATGCACATTTATCGTCACTTAAGGGTAAATAGTAATTATAATTAAATTCTCTAATTGTAGTATCGTTATTTATATTAACAAAATTATGCTTTTGACCACATTCTGAACATGTATATTTCCCTTTATATATTTTGTCATACATATTTGGAAGTACGATTCCAAGTACACCATTTGGCTTATTATACAGTGATGCTTGCAGTTCTCTCTTGATATAGCTTTGGTTTTCGGAAGTGGAGTTTTCAGCACTATGATTACCAATAAGGCAAATAGTTACGGTTGAATCGTTTAGATAGTCTTCTCTAATCTTTCGCATTATATAATCTTCATCATCAGAATCTATTGGATCATTCAGTGATTTATCAATTATATCTAGTTCATCCATTTCTTGAATTTCTTCTTTATATTCAATATCTTCAGTTTTAAAAGATATAAAACATTTATGTGACATTATTATTATCCTTCTTTCTAGTGTTCGTCAAATTTGTCCAATTTAAGTTTTCTTTTGAAATAATAGTTTCACAACGCTCAACCAATGTTTTAAAGCAGTCTGTATTTGGAGAGTTGTATATTCCAGTTCTAGTTGAATACATATATTTTTCTTTTTTTAGAAATTCGCAAATTTCTCTGTACTGAATCCATTTTTCATGTACTTTTGATATGGAAAGTATTCCTTCAATGATAGTTAATAAAAAACCTATAAAAGATATCACTTTTAAGATACATGGATATGTTAAAACGAGACTTGTCAAAAAAGGAATTGAAGCTGTTAAAACAAGTTGAATAAACTTAAACCGATAAAACCATATCTTATGTCGAGTACTTTTCTTGTCATACCAATTAATTTGATCATCTAATCTTTCTTTTAAATATTCTTTTTCTGAAATAAAAATCTCTCCCTAAATTTTATTTTCAAGATTAGCTTTTAACGACATCAAATCATTGGTCAGATATTTAACCAGTATAATATCCGATAAACTCTTCTTTTATAGCTCCATCTAAATATTTTGGAATACAGTAGGAATCCATGAAATTATAGATATTAACATCTTCCTTTTCAGTTTCTCCACAATAAAAGGATGTCAGAAGCTTAACTGCCATTAAATTCGTTTGATATTCAATACCAGATTTATTTTTGAAAGACGTGTCATAGAAACATACGTCAGTTTCATCACCACGTAAAATATGTGCCATTTCATGAGCTAATTGGAACGTGAATTCAAACTTATTATGCCAGTTAGGGTTCATAACAATACATCTATGCTCAAAAGAAGCAGAGGGTGGAGTATATGGAGATAGATTTTCTAACCAAACAACTCTAATATTCTCTTTATTGCAGATATTATATAAGTAATCTTTAATATCACTTCTCATAAGATCACCTCTACTTAATATCGTTTCTAGTTCCTCTCATGATACGACGTATAAGTTCCAAATCTTCTTTTGGGATACGTCTGCCTTCATATGTAAAAATAACGTCATCATCTTCAATATCAGCTGTTTTAGTATCATCATCTTTTTTCTCAGGACGCCCGAGTAAGTAGTCGGTGGTTACATTGAAGTAGTCGGCTAAATCACTTAACGTATCAGCACCTGGAATTGCACGTTCTGTCTCCCATGCTCCAACTGTTTGTTGTGATACTCTCATAGCTTCAGCTAAATCCTTTTGTGTCATACGCTTATTTTTTCTCAATTCTTTAATATTATTTCCTAACATAAATTTCACCACCAATTTAATTATTATTTCTAATAGTATTTTACTATTTTTAGAAGTCTAATACTATCTATATTAGTAATTACTAAAATAAATAGAAAAATATTACAAAAAACACTTGAAATACTAATTAAATTAGTATATTATATACATGTAAGGTTGATAAGGGCTTTACAAAATACTAAAGAAAGGAGAAAGTTATGAAGAATGTACAAAAAAAGAAGAAACCATTTAAAGATTTCTTCTTCAAAATAGATTTGAAATTATTCCCAGTAATTTCAATCAAAATAGAAATTAGGTTTAAACGCTAAAACCTAATAAATTAACTAAAGAAAGGGGTGATAACCCTTATCTTTAGTGTACATTTTATCATAACGGTAAAAAAATATGAACTGGAAAAAGTTTTTATTAGGTAATTTTGATTACACCAAGACAACTAAAAATGGTAAATATGACGTGAAGATAAATATTCAAGGTGGAATCTTACCAGTAATAATAATCATAGCTTTAATAGCATGGTTAATCATAAAATAGAAAGAGAGATGATTAAAAATGGCTACAAAATTAAAAGTTTTGAGAGCTGAACATAATTTAACACAAGAAGATTTAGCTGAAATTTTAGGAACGAATCAAAAAGTAATATCCACTTGGGAAAGTGGGAAAAGCGTTCCTAGACCTGCTATGATGCAAAAAATAGAAGATTACTTCCACGTTCCAAAGGAAGAAATTTTTTTTACAGCTTTTAACTATTTAAATTAGTAAAAATGGCATAAATAGAAAAAATAACCAATTAAATTAGAAAGGACTGAATAAGATGAACGATTTAAAAGTTTTAGGAACTGAAAAAATTGGTGCTTTTGAATTTACTGGAATCGAAGGTGTTTTTGATGGAATTAGCAGACTTATTTAGCAAAAAAGCATTAGGAGATTTCTTAAACAAACTTTTTGATGCCTTGTTGAAAATGGCAGAAGAAAGAATAAAGTTTAATAATCAAAGATTTTTAAATAGATCTCAAGCTGCTGAGTATTGTGGAATGGAGCCTAAATATTTTGATAATGTCCGAAAAGAACCAGATGCACCAAGACCAATCTATCCAATAGAAGGTGGGACTAAACCATTTTTTGATAAAGAAGATTTGGATAGATATATGGCAAGTAGAAAGATTTGAGGTGATCTGATGGAACCAGTTTTAGCAGTATTAATTGGATGTCTGATTTATGTAGCGGTATTCATATCAGTTAGTTGGCTCAAGGATATTTTTACATGGAGGAAATAGATATGTGGTGTATATACGGTATTCTGCTATGCATAGCATACGCAGGTTTCGTTGATTTGTATAGATGGAATAAAAGAAGAAAGGATGATTAAGATGATTGAATTGACGAATGCAGCTTATTTTACGTTGATTGGACTATCAGTTCTTGCTGGATATGCACTGCACGGAATTGTTATAGCGATTAAAAAAGGAGAATTCTTTGATTAAGGAGGCAAACAGAATGGAAGATTTAACTTTAAACATTGACGCCGGTGGTCGTTTTAAATGTGACAACTGCAATGTGATTTTTGAAGTTTATGGAATGGATGCTAATGATGTAGAACATTGTCCAGTTTGTGGTAGTGGCAAAGTCTGGATCATTGAAGAAATGATGATTTAAAGGAGGTGATGAAAGGTGCTGAATACAAAAAATTCAGTGGCTGCAACCACTGAACGACAAAAAAATATTAACAACATTAATCTTAACACATTATTCAATTTCACGAAATCACTAGATAGTGATGTTGAGAAATTTTTAGTAATCAGAGCTTTCTATCAACTTAATTATTTCGATTTAGAACCTAATGACAGAGATGTACTAGAAGAACTATTAAAACCAATAGGAGGAACCAAGTAATGAACTTATTTGAATTGAATCAAACGTATAGAGACCTAGAAGAACGTGAAGACTTAGATTCAGAAGTGTTAGCTGACACTTTAGATTCAATAAATGATGCTAGAGAAATTAAATTAGATAATATTGCTTACTGGATTGAGAAAAACAAAATGCAACTCGATTGGTTATCTGAAAAACTCAAAGATTTAAGAGCAAAGCAAACATCACTCAACAACTTAAATCTATCTTTACAAGACTACATGACACGAGCATTAGATGATGCTGGTATCAAAGAGTTGCAAACCGAAAACCACATTTTAAAGCCTAGAAATTATAAGGCATCAGTTATTGTAGATAGTCTAGATAATTTACCAGAAGAATTTAAACAAACTAAAACAGAAGTTACTGCTGATAAGAAAGAACTATATAAGGTTTTAAAGAATGGTCAAGAAGTACCAGGTGTTCATCTTAAACCGAACAGAGGAACAGTGATTAAGTAATGTTTAAATTGAGAGATTATCAATTGGAATCAATTAATAACATATATGATTCCGTCAAAAAAGGGCATCACTCCATAATCGTTCAGTCACCACCTAGAACAGGTAAAACTGTGATTATGTCCGAGATTGCCAGACGTGCTACTAAAAAAGGTAATCGAGTGATGTTCGTGGTTCACAGAAAAGAGATTGTAGACCAAGTTATTAAGACTTTCAAGGCTAATGAAGTTGATATGAATTTAGCACAAATAGGTATGGTTCAAACATTTACTAGACGTGTAGATAAGCTTTCTAAGCCTACTATCATTTTCGTAGACGAGGCTCATCACGTTCTAGCTAGAAGTTATCGTAGAATACTTGAAACGTTCCCAGACGCTTTAAAGTTACTATTCACAGCTACACCAGTAAGACTAAATGGAGAAGGGTTTGAAGATGTAGCAGATGACTTAATTATTGGTAAACCTATTTCGTGGCTGATTGATAATCAATTTCTAGCTCCAGTTGATTACTATGCACCAGTTGCTTTAGATGCTTCAAAATTAAAGACTAAGCGTACTGGTGATTATGATGAACAATCAATTAAAGATGCCTTTAAACCTAAGATTTATGGTCGAACAGTTGACCAGTATCTTAAGTTGGCCAAAGGTAAGCAGGCAATAGCTTATACCTACAATGTTGAATCAGCTGAGAGATTAGCTAAGCAGTTCTGTAAGCAAGGTATCTTAGCCAAAGCAGTATCTGGTACTACTCCAAAAGCAGAAAGGGATCAGATTATCAAAGACTATCGAGCCGGAAAGGTAAGGATAGTTACGAATGCTGAACTATTTACTGAAGGATTAGATTTGCCAAACGTTGACTGTGTAATCATGCTGAGACCTACCAAATCATTATCCTTGTATCTGCAATTTGCAATGCGGTCAATGAATCCAAGAGCAGGTAAAACTGCTATCATCATTGATCAAGTTGGAAATGTTCAAAGGTTTGGTTTACCTACTCAAGACAGATATTGGAGTTTGGAAGGAACTAAGAAACAGAAAGAAAGTAATAGACCTAAGATTCAACCAGTATCAACGTGTCCTAGTTGTTTTGCAGCATTCTATAGAAACGGTAATACATGTCCGTTTTGTGGGGCTGACTTAGTTGAAGAAAGAGAAATTGAAGTAGTTGATAAAGCAGAATTGAAAAAGGTTGTAGCACGTAGGAAAGAAATATTTAAAAAGATCATAACTGATAAAGTCGCTAATAACGTAGTAGACAAGAAACCTTCAGATTTAAAGAATTACGCTGAAGTTAAAGCTTATGCAGAGTTGAAAGGTTACAAGCCAGGGTGGGCTTACTTTTATGCTAAGCAACGTGGCTTTATCAGATGAAAGGAATGATTAAAGTGTCGATTTTACCACCACTTAATAGACAAAAGAAGGTTAGAAGAATTCCTAGAAACTTCTTCATTTTCGGAGATACCATGTCAGGTAAATCTTACTTGGCTGAGAGATTTCCAGTACCACTATTTTTAAACACTGACGGTAATTCGGAAATGATTCCAGCTCAAGACATTCAATTATTAAACGTTAGAGATGCTCAAGGAAAACTAAAACGTTCAGTAATTGACCAGTTAGATGAGATTATCTTAGAGCTTAAAACTAGGAATCCTGGTTATAAAACAATTGTAATTGATGTTATTGATGATTTAACAGTCATGATTGAACAAGCTATTTGTTATGAAAATGACGTTCAAAGTTTAGCTGATATTCCATATGGGAAAGGCTATTCAGCATTTAACAGCGTACTGCAAAGCTTTGTAGTAGAACTTAAATCACTACCTATGAATGTTGTTTACATCTCAAGAGTTGCAAAAGAAGGAGACAGTGATGTTGAAGTACCTAGTCTCAAAACTAAGTACTACAACATTGTTAATGGTAACTGTGATTTAGTTATCCAAACTAAACGCAGAGGAAAGAACTACATCAGAAGGGTTACTGATAGACGTACACATTACGTACGTGAAGAAATTGATGACAAAGATATCTTAAGGATCTTAGATAACGTTGTAGGAGTATTTGACAAGCCAGTTAAAACTCCAATTAAAGAACAAAAGAAAATTGTAGACAAAATCGAAACAGAAAAAGAAGTAAAGGAAGGTAAAGAATAATGGGATTAAGAGACGCAGCAGCAAAGGCTTTAGAAGGATTTGATACAAAAAAAGGTAATGTAAATGGTTTTGAAGGACTACCTTCAGGAGATTATGTCGTAATGATTGATAATATCAAGAACCAAGATACTCCATGGGGTTCTGAACAATTGTCAATCAGAGTTCAAGTTTTAGATGGTGAACATGCTGGCCAAAAAGAATTTGTTAATTTGAGTTTAGATGAAACTACTGCTAAAGGTAATCCTAATCCAATGCTTGGAAGAAACATTAAGTTGATTGCTAAATTAGCATCTAATTCAGGCATTGAACTTCAAGATGAAGATTGGGAAGATATTGAAACTTTAGCTAATGCATTGGCTTTAGCTGAAGGTAGAACTGTTTTAATGCATTTAACAGTTAGCGAAAACAAGAAGAACCCACAATATCCATATCGTAATTATGATTTTGATGAAGCAGAAGAACCAGATGAAATTGTTATTGATGATGACGACGTTCCATTCTAAAGATTAATTAGAGCAGTAACTCTAGACTACCGAATGGGTGAGATGCCCGTTAGAAAGGATTTGCTATGAAGAATTTAGTAAATGTAGCACTGGCATATCAAGCTAAAGGAATGAGTGTGCTACCACTTTTAAATAAAAAGCCATTGATTAAATTTGCAGATAGACCAGCTTTAACAGCAGATGAAATCAAGAAATTGTGGAGAAAATATCCAACTGCAAGTATAGCTTTAAAAACTGATAAATTCTTTGTAGTGGATATTGATAGACACGAGAATGGAGCAGATGGTTTTAATTCGTTTGACCAACTGCCTAAAGACTGGTTTCCAAAAACACTATCTCAAACCACTAAACATGGTGGTAAGCAGTTATTTTATCTTAAAAGAGACGAGATGACACTACATCAGATGATAGGTTGGCAACCTGGAATTGATATTAAAGCACATCCTAATAATTATGTAGTAGTTGCACCTAGTGAAGGATATTCTTGGGAAAATAAAAATCCAATTGTCAAAGCTCCGCTAGATTTGATTAGAACAATCAATCAGTCGAGAGCTACTAAGGGTCATCCTAATAGAGTTAGCGAAGATTTAAATTTAACTAGAGAACGTAATTCAACTACAGATGTATTAGAAACAATAGCAAGTGGTCTAGGTGATCAGGGTCAAAGAAATAAAGCTTTGGCTGCTTTATGTGGAGCATTATTTTTTAGATCAGTTAAACCACGATTAGCTTACAAGTTAGTGAATATAGCAAATGAAAATTCAAATGATCCTTTACCACAAAAGGAGCTAGATAGGACGTTTGAATCAATCTTAAATAGAGAAATTAAGAATGGAGGCGGATAAAGATGAGTGTTGATGATGCAATCAAAAGAGCAGAGAACCAAGAGTCAACAAACGTTGTAAAAATGCCAATTCCATTCACAATGACGCAAAGTGGAACTATCAAAGCTAACTCTTTGCGTAATATAGGATTGATTTTAGAACAAGATGAGATTCTTAAAGGAACATTTGCATATAACGAATTTTCGTTTGCTGATGAAGTTATAAAAAGTATTCCACAACTACACATAAAATGTGGATATGTTGAGGATAACTATATTTCAAGCATTCTTAGATACATTGAAGATAAGTATGGAGTTTTGTTTACTGAAAGACTACTGCAGATGGCAGTTAGTAACGACGCTCAAAGTAACTCATACAACCCGGTTAAAAAGTACTTAGAAGAAGCTGAAAAAGAATGGGATGGAGAACAACGTGTAGCGTTATTGTTACCAGAATTTTTAGGGGTTGAAATCAGTGAAGTGACAACGCTGCAGACTAAAATATTTTTCGTTGGAGCAGTGGCCAAAGTTTTTAATCCTAACTCTAAGTTTGATTATGTGTTGGATCTAGTTGGTGGCCAAGGTGTAGGTAAGACCACTTTTCTAAAAAAGATTTCAAATGGTTGGTATACAGACCAGTTTACAGACTTTAAAGACAAAGATAGTTATATGAATATGCAAAGAGCTTTAATTGTCAATGATGATGAAATGACAGCTACTAACAATTCAGATTTTGAAACTTTAAAAAAATTCATTTCATCTGAAGAACTAGAATACAGACCACCTTATGGTAGAAGTGCAGTTAGACGTCCTAAGAATTTTGTCATTGCCAGAACAACTAACGAATCAACGTATTTAAAGGACAAAACTGGGGAGCGTAGATTCATGCCAAACATGGCCAACAAACGCAGACAAATTAAAAATCCTATCACAGATTTAACACCAGAGATTATTAAGCAATTCTGGGGTGAATGTGTTCACTACTACAAGGAAGGCTTTAACTTTATGTTATCAGATGAAGAAAATGAACTGCTTGAAGAAAATAGGAAGTCATTCATGTACATTGATGAAGCTGAAACTCAAATAGAAGAAGTATTAACAGGGTGGCCAGGGGCTTTCATAACATCATCTCAAATAGCTAAGGAGCTTGGAGAAGAGAACTTAATCAAGAATCGAAAGTTGGCTAAAAAGATTAAATACATTATGGATAATCATAGAGAATGGGAGCCAGCTCATAAAAAAATAAATGGAATATCTAAGAGAGGATACAAAAAGGTTTAGACTAGTTGTCACTAGGTTTACACTAAAAATCTACTTAGTGTAAACCTTAAAATGTTGATATACAGGGCTTTATATATATAAGTTTACACTACTACACTAATTTATATATAAAGTATATATATTCTATATAAAAGAAGAGACAAAGAGAAAAAATAACGGTGGAATTGTAAAAAGTTTAAATTTAGTGTAAACCTGTAAACTTGCTTATAAACGTTGATATATCAATGTTTGTACTGTAAACCTATGTGTAAACTTAGTGTAAACCTTGAGAAAGGATTTTACGATTGACTTTAGAACAAAAAATTCAAAACGATATTATGGTTGCAGCTGCTAGGCATGGATGTACTGTGTTTAGAAGTAACGCTGGAACTGTACAAACAAAATTTGGAACAGTAATTAAATTGGCGCCTAAAGGCTGGCCAGATATCACAGGATTTAGACACAGGGATGGAAAGATGATTCTGATTGAAGTTAAGAATGAAACTGGAAAACTTAGAGAAGATCAGATTAAGTTCCAAAAATTCATTGAAGATAAACCTGTATTATATGGAGTATGCAGAAGTGTTGATGATGCAATTGAATTAATTGAAAGTAATTAATTTTTTGGCAGATATCATTAAGGGAGGAAAAATGAAAATATTAAGTAAATTACTATCAGTATTGATAGCTATTGCAGTTTTTGCAAATGTCATAACTTTGGTTTTGAATGTATTATATTTTTTTGATGAGTGGCTGTTCAAAATATGGGTATCAGAAATAATTGTGATTGTATATTTAGTAAATGTTTATATTTGGAACCAAGTTAGATAACTGAATAATAAGTCGCAGTGTAAGAATAGTCTGAAATGAGGTATATGGGATGAATAAAAATATTGAGAATATGTTAGAAGAGCTAAAGGAAAAATATCCAGAACATTGGGGAGATCCGATAAAAGGATTAGAAGTGAATTTCTATGATGCTACAAATAGCGAATATGGCATAGATGATGATTTTGCAGAAGAGTTATTCTATAACCTTTGGATAAATTACAAAGGTAGTGCTGTAGGAATAGATAGAGAAGATTTAAGGCAAAATTATTTCAATGTCGAGACGGATTCTTTTATTGAAATAGATGATTTTGTGGAATTAACTAAAATCATACATATCGTTGTTAAGCACTTAGTTAAGATTAATTTAAAAGCACATTTATAATAAATCGATTTGCAACAATTGGGGGAATTGAGTCAAATGGTAAAGATCAACGAAAAGGTATTTAATAAAATTTGTAAAAAAATAGATGAATTAGTAAGAAGTAAAAAGCGTAAAGCAATAAAAAATTCAAACCTTAGTTCATTATACACAATAAGCGTAACAGTTTTTTTGAAAGATAAGAAAATTAAATTTGAACGAGTTTCAGTTTTTAATGAGATAGGTAAATGGCTTGAAATTTATTATTTTGATGAAGATGAAAATAAAAAATGTAAAACAAAATTTAGAATAGATGATCCAAACTTTATTGGATATATTCCTAAAATTGAGATGAAAAGAAGTTAGAAAACAGCAGTAATCTTTAGGAGGCGTATATGAATGAACGAAAACATTGATGATTTGTTTGAAGAGCTAACGAAAGAGCAAAAGCAAGCTAAGTTAGCAGAATGGTCATGCAAAATGGATGTATTAACAGTAATGCTAAATGCAGTCGAAGATGATTTAGAAAATAGATTGTCGAATCAATTTAAGTTCAAAGAGTTTGATGAATTTAAAGATGAATTTAGCAATTTAGTATTTGAATTTAACCAGTTAGATCTCAAACTTAAATTAACTCAGATACATTAAAAACGCATATTAAGTAAAGATAGGAGATTGAATTATGAGTTTAAAAAATATTGAGCTTTCGATACTTTCTGACATCAGCAATAGGATTAGAAACACAGCTGAAATGGGTTTATATGAAACAGATTTTGTCATTCCAAAAATCTATTCTAATGACATTTACAAGTGGCTGACAGCATTTGGTTATATAGTTGATGTTAGAGCAGGTGCAACCGAACCTACTGAGAAAATGATAGTACGTTTTAAATCGACACGGAACTCAGAAACCACACACGAATATCAAAATATAAGATTTAACTACATGTTCAATATGATACCAATGTTTGAGGCAGCCGCTATCGCAAAAAACAACAAAGAAACTGCCAACAAAATAACAAGTGTAATAAATGAAATGATAGAAAAGGCTAAAAATCTTAAACGTGGAGAAAGCATCTTTGATATCACTGTAAAAAGAGAAACAGCAGACTTTGCACGTTTGTCGTCATTAGAGGTACTTGAGTATCTTAAAAGATACAATATTTCAGCTTATTTAAGTGAAGATGCGGAAGAAATAATATTCAAATACGAGTGAGGAGAAAAAACAAAAAGACTAAGTAATTAGCAGGAGGGATAAAATGATGGGGATTTTTGAGATGAGTTCAGATGAAGAAGTAAGTGTAACAGTCCTTTTTAAAGATGCGCAACCAGAGTATTTTAACCGAGTTTTAACAGTTGAAATTAATGATAAATGGCTTAAAGTCCGTTATTTTAATGAATTAAGAAAGCAAAAAGGTATAGCAAATTTCAGAATAGATAATCCTAATTTTATTGGATATATAGCAAATGCTCCTGAATTTGATGAGGTAGAAATATGAGTTTAAAAAAAGCAAAAGAAATGCAAGAACAAGCAAGAAAAATATCTATGCTTTTAAAAGCAGAAGGATATACAACAGGAATGATAGCTTTAGGCGTAGATGATTCAGCAGCAGTCGATGTTTTTGGAACTAGAAAAGATGCATTAAACATCATGTATCGTATGATTGATAATTTGAATGACAAAGATAAATTAATACTTTTGGCCATGTTATTTGGAATTGATTTAGGAGGAGAAAAAAGTGAAGATTAATTTTAAAAAAACCAAAGAAAAATATAAAGATATGTACAAAGTGGGGAATGTTATTAAAGATATTGCTGACACTTTATACCTTGTTGTTGGAAACAACGATCATGGATATGCACTGGTTAATTTGACTGATAATAATGTTACTGAAAAATTTAGCACACTTGAAGGATTAGCTAACGTATACGGAGATAAAGATGACGTTTTGGTCAAAGCAGAAATAAATGTGCTTTAGGCAGCCATTTGACCTTAGTAAGTCATTAAACTACTAACGTTATTTGAACGGTATACATTCACAAAAACCGTAAATCAGGATCTCTCAAATAACGACATAAACAGTACAGGCTTAGTATCTGTCAAAGGATGCTGAGTCATAGGTAGTGATATTACTGATGAGCTGCAAACAACAAAATTTATTGAAAAGGTAGGTGAAGTTTTCCTTTCCGTTATTACATTTTATATCGCAGTAATTTGGCGATTATTACTACCGAACCCTACTAATTTTAAATACACGTTACAGTTACAAATAAATTTGGAAGGAGTTAGACCTCCGTGCATTATATTCTTCGTGTGTAACTGTAACACTACCCTAGATTCACACGATTTGAGATGATCACTTATTTTTGAGAGTAAGCTAGGGTGTATGTTACAAGGAAAAATAAAATTTGAAAGGACGTGAAATGACTTCATTCGCATATAATATATTTTCACTTTCTACACCTTGTAACACTGCCTTGCATCCACATGATTTGAGATGGTCGTATGTGTTGAGAGCATAGCAAGGCTTTAGCTAGCTAGAAATATAAGAGAAAGAAAGGATTGATTAGATGAAATTATATTTAGTTGAATATTTTATTAACAATAAACTGCATAACATGATTGTCAGAGCTAAAAATCATGATGCAGCTGAAACACAAGTCAAGGTTTCAGTGATAGCTAATATTCATGATGATAATTTTTAGGAGAAATATAATGGGAAAAGTTCATTTTAATGTTAAGGATATTTTTGGAAATAATCATAAAGAAGTAGAAGTTATTAGAGTTTATGAGAATACAGCATCAATTCTAGATGTGAATACAAATTTAACTTGGATAGTTAGAAAACGTGAATTAGGACTAGAAGAAACAAACCCAAATAATAAGTATCCAGGACATTTTGATTATCGAAAAACCAAACGTCAATGGAAAGGTAAAGAACAGCAATTGGTCGATATGGTTAGAAGCTATAACTAATAAAAAAAGCACGCTCCCTTGGAAACGTGCATAATACATAAACTAAGATAATTATACCACAGGGAGAGTGTAGAAATGGACTATATGGAACTTTTTGAGCCAGTCGACGAAGTCCAAACGGCTAGAAATGTTAGGAATTTTTTTAACAAAGATTTAGATAAATTATTACGAATGGCAAACGAAGTACCGTCATTTTTACGTTCGCCAGTAATTGATGATATGCCTAAATCACCTAGTTTTAAAAATGGTAGTGAAGAGATTTTGGTAAATCATTTTGAATCTAAATCATACATAGCAAAGAATATTTTAATTGGAGTTAGTAAAGCTTTAAATAACTGTCGTTTAATTCATAAACAAATACTAATTGCTAAATATCTAGATGATATGTATGATTGGCAGATAATGCAAAGATTGAATTATGAAAAAACTCGATATGCAGAATTAAAAATTAATGCATTAAATGAATTTGCAGACAGATTAGAAGTACAACCAGATTGTCCTAATTTACATATATATATCAAGAAAAACGGAAATCAAACGGAAAGTTAGCGGAATTGCAACGGTGCTTTAGTGAATTATTATGGTATTGTAGCAAAGGTAAGTTAGGTTAGTCGCTTTATAGACCATGAGAGTTAAAACTTACAATGCATATTTTATTTGTCATAATTATTAAGTCAGTCTATCAGGCTGGCTTTTATTTTGGAGAAAATTATGAAAGATAGTATAGATTTCGGAAAAGTCCAAACTTATGAAGAGCTGAAGATGTTACGTGAGTTAGAAAAGCACTACAAGAAACATCCAGTAAAACGTAAGCGTAAGTACAGCAGAGATACAAGTAAGATTAAATTAAAAGGTGGTGGGTGATATGAAGTGAAGAAACGAAAACTAACACCTAAACAACAGTTATTCGCTGATGAATATATTAAGTCTGGTAATGCTTATCAATCAGCTATTAGAGCGGGATATTCAGATAATTATGCTAAAAGTAATGTATCTAAATTGTTGGAAAATGTTGGAATAAAATCCTATATTGACGCTAAACTAGCTGAAATTGAGTCACATAAAATTGCAGATGCCAAAGAAATATTAGAGTATTTTACAGCAGTTTTACGTGGGGAAACTCGTGAAGTGGTAGTAGTGGCTACACCAGCTGGAGCTGAAGAAGTAGAAAGAGCACCAGATGAAAAAACAAAGCTGACTGCAGCTAAAGAGTTGTTAAAAAGGTTTCCAATGTCTGATGAGATTGCTAAAGAACAGTTGCGAAAGATTAAAGCTGAGGCTGATTTGGCAGAAGCTAAAGCTAAACTAGCTGATTATGAAGTTAAGATTAGACAAGAAGAATTTAGTGATAATGAAGATGAGAATAGAACAGATGATTTAACTGGTGCAGTTCAACAAGGAATGGAGGGAATTTTTGATAATGCCGAAATTGAAACCTAATTTTAAATTTAGCTTTAAACCATTATCAAAGAAACAACTCCAAGTTTTATTCTGGTGGCAACATCCAGAATATGCTGATAAATTTGCAATTATAGCGGATGGTTCTGTTCGAGCTGGTAAAACAGTTATCATGTCAACTTCTTATGTTCGCTGGGCTATGATGAATTTTAATAATGTTAACTTTGGTATGGCAGGTAAAACAATTGGTTCGTTAAGACGAAATGTAATTAGAGATTTAAAACGAATTCTTATTTCAGAACATTATCATGTTAACGATAATCAGTCGGATAATATGTTGACTATTTCTAAAAACGGTCATACTAACTTTTTCTTTTTGTTTGGTGGAACGAATGAGGCCAGTCAAGACTTAGTTCAAGGTATTACAGCAGGCGGTTTCTTTTTTGATGAAGTTGCCTTAATGCCAGAGTCATTTGTTTCTCAAGCTACTTCACGTTTATCAGTTGAAGGATCTAAAGCATGGTTTAACTGTAACCCAGAATCACCTTATCATTGGTTCAAGTTAGAATGGATAGACAAACTCACTGATAAGAATGCAATTAGAGTTCACTTTTTGATGAAAGATAATCCAAGCTTATCTCAGAATACGATAAATCGTTATGAGAGTATGTATTCTGGTGTGTTTTATCAACGATATATCTTAGGTGAATGGTCAGTCGCAGATGGGGTTGTCTATGATAATTTTGACAGAGAGACAATGGTGGTAGATTTACCAGCAGACATAGTTTTTGAAAAATATTGGATAAGTATTGACTATGGTACTCAAAATCCAACAGTCTTTAAGCTATGGGCTTTGTATAAAGGTATTTGGTACAACATTGATGAGTATTACTACAGTGGACGAGCAAAAGGTCATCAAAAGACTGATGAGCAGTATGCAGATGACTTGGAAGAGTTCTTTTACAAAAATTCATTGAGCAGAAATAGTGTTAAAGTGATTGTCGATCCATCAGCAGCTTCATTTAAAAAGTCGCTTAGGAATCGAGGCTTTGAAGTAGTTAATGCTAACAATAATGTTTTAGATGGAATTCGCTTTATGATGTCGCAAATGAATCAAGGAAAAGTTAAATGGACTGAAGCTAGTAAGAACACTATTAAAGAGTTCAACTCATATGTTTGGGATCCTAAAGCAGCTAATCGAGGTGAAGATGTGGTTGTTAAAGAACACGACCACTGTTTAGATGCTGACCGTTATTTTTGTATGAAAGTCCTATATCGTAAGAAGAGAAAGACAGTTAATTTGTATAAGGAGGGGATTTAATTTTGAAAGAATATCTTAATGATAGATGTATCGTTGATGAAGACGGTGTGTTTTACTATGATAGTGAGAATGATATAACACCAGGAGATTTACGACGGTTCATCTACAAAAATGAAGTTTTATCAGAAAAATACTCTAAGTATCGACGGTATTATAAAGCTCAACATGATAAGATACAAAAATTAGAACCTAAACCAAATGGAAAGCCTGATAATCGACTTATTATGAACTATCCTAAAAAGTTAGTTGATACATTTACAGGCTTTGCAGTTGGTAAACCAGTACAAATTACATTACAAGAAGATTTAGCAAACAAAACACTTTCTGAGTTTAATTTATCTCGTAAGATGGATAGTGTTTTTGCTAAAACGTGGAAAGAGTCCTCCATTTACGGTAGGGCTTATTTTTATGTCTACAGTGCTGACAAAAAAATCTATGTGACTGATGCAACACCACTAGATACATTTGTTATTTATGACAATACAGTTGCTAGAAAACCTTTATATTCTGTTAGATACAGTAAAGTTGGTATGGCTCAAAGGTACAGAGTAACACTTTATTCTGACGCATATATTTGGAATTTTGATACTAAAGATAATCTCAATTCTTTAGGACAAAGAATTAATAATCCATTTGAAACAATTCCAATTATTGAAGTTGTAGAAAATGATGAGAGATTGGGTGTAATTGAAAATGTCATTACTTTAATTGATGAAATGGATAAAGCACTTAGTGAAAAATCTAATGACGTTGATTATTTTGCTGATGCTTATATGAAAGTTTTAGGAGCGTTGTTAACTAAGGAACAATTAGAAAAGTTAAGAGACACTAGAATTATCAATCTTAAATCAAAGGAAAGTGAAGATGATACTCCTGAAAATCTAGATGTTGACTTTCTAAGTAAACCTAACGCTGATACTACTCAAGAAAATTTGATTAATCGAATTGATGATAAAATCTATCAAATGTCAATGATTGTTAATTTGAATGATGAAGATTTTGGTAATTCTACTGGTGTTGCATTGGAAATGAAGTACAAGCCAATGCTAAACCTGGCCACACTAAAATCTCGCTTGTTTAATGAATCAATCAAAGACATGTATCGAGTTGTTTTTGCATCAGATCTGTTAAATGGGATAGATAGAGAAACTTGGCAATTCTTGGATATTAATTATCAATATGACTTGCCACATGACAGTTTAACAGAAGCACAAACAGCTCAAGCATTATCAAGTCTAGGTATCTCAACTGAGACATGGCTCAAAGTCTTGTCAGTGGTTAATGACCCAAGACAAGAAAAAGAGAATATGGATAAAGAAAAGCAAGCTCAAATGGAAAGTAACCTTGATTTTCTCAAGCAAAACAATGCAGTAACGGACGGTGATTCTAATGATAACAGTCAAGGAAGAGAAACAAAGGATTGATTATCTTCTCAAACGAGATAACGTTACTGATGAAGAACTTGAGAAAATTTACAACGAGGGTGTTAATCAACTAAGAGCAATCGTTGATAAGAGTTTTAATACTTATGCGGTTGATGGAGTACTTGTTCCTAATAATCTTGCAAGAAAAGTTACTAAAAAAGATATGGTCTTACTTAAAGAGCAGTACGATAAGCTACCAGATGACCTAGAATTGCCAGAAAAGCAGAGGTTGGACTATTACCTTGCAATTAGTCAAATGTCGCTAGGAAAGTTAATTACAGCTACTTTAGGCACAGCTTTAATTGGAATAACTCATAAAGTTGCGAAAGTGATTAGACAAAATAATAAAACTGCTGTTGATGAAGAATATTATTATCAAAAGAAAAATTTGCAATCTCCTAAAAAAAGCAAGATTAATCCAATAGCCAAAGATAATTATGTATTCTCTAAGCAAGATAATAATTTTGTTTCATGGACAGAACGTTTATGGTTAGATCATGATCAAATACTAAATAGAATTGATAACAGTTTAAATTCTATGCTTAGGCAAGGTATGAGAGCTCAAGATATAGCTGAGAAGTTATTTCCAGGAAATGCTAAAAGCATGAGAAATGACAACATACCTAAAACTTTAATAGACGCTACTGTGTCAGCTAAAAGGTTAGCAAGAACAGAAGCTGCAGCTCGTGAAGATGAGTTAACAGACATCTTCTTTAAAGAAAATAAGATAAAGTATTTTGACTGGGTAACAGAGCCTGGAGCTTGTAAGAAATGTTTAGTCATTGGAGCTTTAGGACCTTACAAAGTTGATGATGAAGCTAGTCCAAGAATTCCAGGAAGTTCACATCCTAATTGCCGTTGTAGAAGAGTACCAGCAGAAGTAATTGATGATTACGATAAAATCGATTTAATTAAAAAAGCGTTAGCTGCTGGTGCTATATCATCAACTATCAAGCGTGATGAAGAAAATACTCGAGATGCTAATGAAGAAGATAAGAATATTCCAGTAGATGATAATTATTACAAGTATAAAGAAATCTTAGGAAGTGACATGCCTTCTAAAGAGAATTATAATAGACTTGTAGAGGAAGGCGGGAAATATCTAGATAATTTGGTGGTTGATTATATGCGACGTTTAAGACTAAAAGAACATCCGGAGTTGAAATTACCAAACTTAGATAATATGGTATTTCCAGAACCTAAATTTACTAAATATTTGTTTAGTCCTAAAAGTGAGAAAGGTTGGGCTAAAGGTCTAATTTTAAAAGAAAAATTAGGCTATTCTATTGATAATTACAAGGAGTATATTCAAGAACTTAAAAGATTAGCACCTCTTTATCCAGCTAAAGAAAAAGAGGATGCGGGATATGGTGCTAAATATGAACAGCAATTTATGATGTATAATGATTATGGAGAACCTATTAATATTAAAGTTGGTTGGATAGTTCCTAAAGAAAATTTAGACGCAATAAGATATACTAGTTCATACATTAAAGAGGTGAATTCAAGTGAAAGAAAAAATTCCGCAAGAATATGATAATGTCCTATTAAAAAATGGTAAGGTAGTAACGTTAATGGATCAGTTAGATGAGACTCATTTTTGGGCAGATTATGGAACAGAAACTGAGGAAGAGGAGAGATTATTTTGGGAAGCTCCCCCAGTATCTATAGATGACATAGAAAAAGTAATAAGCAGGCCCTAATAAATGAATTTTTATTATTAGATTGTGTAAAATAAGCACCGTAATGGGGTGCTTTTCTTTTTGGAGTAAAGAAGTTAAATGAAACCGAGATATTTCAATAGTTTCAACGGTAAGGTAACAATTGTCCTTATAAAATATCCAATTGATTTAGTCTCTTGAAATTCTAAAGTAAAGCAATCTTCAAGATTATTTAAAATTGCAAGTTGTTCTACCAAAATAAACTCATTTTTACTTGGAAAGCTGAGTAAAATATTAGCGTTGTCGTATTTTATATTACCAAAAGCAATAACTTCAGGAATATTTTTTGTGAGATTTTGTTCACCATATACTTCTTTATAGAGTTTGACAAAAATAGCGTTACTTGGTCTAGGTGCATTGTCATTTTGAACCCAGTCTCGAAACTGCTGATTTAGCTTTTTAATATTTTGGTAGTTAGTTTTTCTAGTGTTGTAATCAATGTAACAGAATAAAAGAATAACAATTATTAAGACAGAGTAGAAATATAGTAACATAATGTTTCTCCAATCGTTTTAGTTATATTATACCAATCGTTAGTCGGTTAAATTAGTGTTTTTTAGAAATGTAAAATTACTTATCTTAAATAATTATATCAAGACATTCTTTTTAGGATGTCTTTTTGTTTTGCCTAAAACATGCTGATGGCGTTAAAAGCTGCAAGGAATAATAGTCAAACAAGACTTTAAAAAGGAGGCTATCCAAGATGGATAACGAAAATGAAGCAGTAGAAACACAAGAAGAAAACTCAACAGAACAAGAAACAAAGACCTTCACTCAAGAAGAAGTTGATTCGATTGTCAATAATCGTTTATCTCGTCAAGAAAGTAAATTACGTCAAGAAATGCGTGGAGAGTTGGAATCTGAAATTCGTAAAGAAATTCAACAAGAACAAGATGAAGCTAATAAGCTAAAGCGTATGAATGAAGAACAACGTCGTAAATACGAAGTTGAGAAAAAAGACAAAGAATTAGCTGAATTACGTGCCAAAGTTGTTCGTAACGAAATGGAACGTACAGCAACTGATATCTTGAGTGAAAAAGGAATTTCTGCTAATTCTGATGTTCTAAGTTTTGTAGTGGCTGATACTGCTGAACAAACTAAAGCAAACATTGAGAAGTTTGTAAAACTGGTTGATGAAAAATCACGAGAAAATCGAAAGAATGATTTTGCTAATTTAACACCTAAAAACGGTGGAAGTGGAGAAAATGCACTCGATAAAGATTCATTCTCTAAGATGTCATATAGTGAAAGATTACATCTAAAAGATACTCAACCAGAAGTTTATGAAAACTTAATTAAACAAATGATTAAATAGGAGGAATGCTAAATGCCAGATAGAATCACATATTCTGACCAAGTTTTAGATCCACAAGTTATTGCAGATATGGTTTCTGCTAAGTTAACTGCTGGATTAAAGTTTACACCACTTGCACAAATCGACAATACCTTAGAAGGAAAGCCAGGTTCAACAGTAGAGTTTCCAAGTTGGAACTATATTGGGGACGCTGTGGATTTACAAGAAGGAGTTGCGATTGAAACTAAGGACCTTACCTATGGTTCTAAAGCAGCAACGATTAAAGAATTTGGTACTGCTGTTGCTATTACTGACCAAGCTATGTTGACTGGATATGGAGATCCATGGGGAGAAGCTACTAATCAATTAGCACTTGCCATGAACAACAAACTTGATAATGATATCCTAGCCACTTTAAAGGAAGCTCCACAAAAGAAAACTGTTGATTTAACTTTAGATGGAATTCAAGAAGCATTAGATGTGTACAATGACGAAGAAGATGATGCAACTATTGTTTTAATTCTCTCTCCAACAGCTGCAGGTAAATTACGTTTACAAGCTGGTAAAGACTGGTTACGTGGTACACAACTAGGAGCTGAAGTGGTATCTAAAGGTGTATATGGCGAAGTATTAGGGGTTCAAATTATTCGTTCCAAGAAACTAAAAGCTAATGAAGCTATTCTAGTTAAGACTAATACTAACGACGGAAAACCAGCTGTAAAACTTATGGTAAAACGTGGAGTTAATATTGAGGCTAAACGTGATCCAGATATGCGTGAAACAAAATTATATGCTAATGCATTTAAAGCACCATATTTATTTGACCCTACAAAAGTTATTAATATTACCTTTAACGGAGTAACAGGACCAGATGCAACTACTGGTGCTCCTACTGATGCAAAAGTAGACAATGCAGTTACAAACGTTAAAGAAGATAACCGTATTGGGAAAGGTAAGAAGAAAGCAACAGATTCTAGTCCAAAGGAAGTCTAGCTTATGTTTGAAGTAATTAAAGCATTTACTGATGCAAATCTTAATTCAGTTGATGAGACAGGTAAAAAGCATGTTTATTGGGAAGGAGATATTTATCCTTATAAACAATATGCCGGTGCTCAAACTAAATTGAGATTAAAAGAATTGTTAGACGGTGGATATATCCAAGAAGTAAAGGAGGTTGACGAAAATGGTTGACGAAATAGTAGAAACTTCTAGTACAAGCTCATCCTTAAGCGAGAGCCTAAGTACGTCAAGTAGCTTAAGTGAAAGTCTGAGTACAAGTTCTAGTCTAACTGAAAGTATGAGTATGTCTGATTCTAAAAGTGAGTCATTATCTGAAAGTACATCAATTACTAATTCTCAAACTGATTCAACTTTTAATGAAGTGGTAGAAGATCCAGAACCGCCACATAAAGATTTATATGGTGATGTGCAAGGTATCGTCATGTATAAATTCTTTGGTGAATGGAAGAAAGCACGTTGGCAACCACCTTATCCTACACCAGTTACACTAGAGCCATATATTTGGCAAAAAGGTGATGAGATGTGGCAAGTTGCCAATTATTTCAGAGTTCCGTTAGATTGGTTATTAACATGTAATCGAATTAGCTTTGGTAGGAGAGATCAAGTTAAACCTGGTCGTGCCATTACTCCAATGTATACACCAAACAACGCTGATTGGTATATAAAGCATGGATATTAATGAAGTTATTGAAGCAGTTCAAAAACGATTAAGTCTGTTGCCTAACTTGAAAAGTACGGTTGAGAGTTTAGACAATGAAATTGTACAAATTTTAGTAAAAGATGCTGTTAATCAGGCAAAAAGTGATGGTTTTACAGAGCTTAACATTGAGATGGGAGCAGTTTATTTAGCAGCTCATTTTTGTAATGTTATTAGTGCAACTAACACTAATGTTTCCAAGCAACAAGCTTCAGTTTTAACGATTGAATATTTCGATAGAGCTGGTGTAGACGATTATTTACTTGAATATAAACGATTGAAAAGTTCTTTGAGTTCTAGTTCAATTCAATTTTTGTAAGGTAAATGACTATGCAAATTAAAATAACTACATCAGTTGAAGGAGATTCTGGTTTAGACAGAATGATTAATAATCTTAAATTACTAGACAATACAGCAGTAGAAGCTGGGTTATTTGGTGGTTTTGAGGCTAAAAAAGCTATGTGGCAAGAGTACGGAACTAGTCGTGGTATTCCATCACGTCCGTTTCTTAGAAATACTTTATACGAAAATGAGGCTAGATTCGCTAATTATGTTGCTCCATTCATTATTAATGTTATGAATGGTGGATCAGCAGAAATGGTTTATAGTACTTTAGGACCGTTTATGGTAATGAGTATTCAAAGAACAATAGCAGCTGGTGGATTTGCACCTTTAGCACCAGTCACAATTGCAAGAAAAGGACACTCTAAACCTTTAATTGAAACAGGATCTATGTATGGTTCCATTGAATGGAGGGTATCTAGATGAGTTTTTATATAGATATGACTAGTGTCTTAGATACTTTTAAAACAGAAATTAAAGTTATTTCTAATAGTTCTAGTGGAGATTGGATAGATGGTCAGTGGGTAGAAAATGAAGAGCAATCAGAGCAAGTATTGTTTGAACCTTTTGTTCCTAATGATCGTGATAACTTTTATTCTTTAGTAAGTATGTTAAGAGATACTGGACACATCTCACAATACAACGCTATTTGGATTTCAGCTCATGATTATCCAATACAAACGATTGTTGAACATAAGAATAAAAGATATCGAGTAGTTAATATCCAAGACTTAACAGACTACTCAAATGTAACGCTATATTACCTACAAAGTGAGGATAGCAATGATGGAAACTAATTTTGATTATGCAGTCCTATATAAGACTTTCAGTAGACTCTTCAAAGATAAATTAGATTTGACAATGATTGAATTAAGTGGGAATGGAAAACAACCAGAAGCTCCTTTTATAGCTTTTGATATCATTAGTCCACGTATACCTAATAATTATCTAGAAGATGATGCTGTATTTGAATCTGTGGTGTCTTTTACAGTGTATGCAAAAAAGAAACTGCAAGCATTGAATTTGAGCAATCAAATGAGATTGCTGTTAAGAAGTACTGCTTCAAATAAAAGATTTTTTGAAAACAACATTACTTTGGTTGAAATAATGGCTACTCAACCAAGGTATGTTGAAGAAACTAACAATTATGCTTATATGTATGGATTTGATGTAAGACTTAGACTAAAAGAAACTTATGTTGACGAAGACAAAGGCATAATTGAATTTATAGATTATAAGGAGAAATAAAAAATGGGTAAAAATTTATCTGATGTAAGAGTCAAATTAAATGTAGAACAACCTTCAGTTCCTGTAAACATGGGGAACTTGGCTATTTTTGTCAAGGGTGAGACACCTAAGGCAGAAACATTTAGTTCTTATGATGATATTTCAGGAGTTTATTCTGAAAATGATTCAATTAATCAAATTGCTAGTGGTTACTTTGCACAAGCGGACCATGGAGATAAGTTATTTGTATTTACGTATGATAATTTAAACAGTGTAGCTGAAACTTATTACGGTGAAGGCTGGGAATTTGCCACAGTTGTAGGTTCTGATGGAGCTAATCCAGATAGTGAAATGACTGCATTATCTAACTACATTAACGGAAAAGATGAACGTTTTGCAATTACTGCTTATCCAGCCACAGAAACAACTGTTTCCAAAGCAGAAGAAATCCGTAATAGATTTGGTAATGCACGTCGTACAATTGTTTTTGTGAATGGTGAAGACCAATCTAAAGCATTTTATGGTTTAGGTGCTTTAATTGGAGCAGTAGCCAATGAATTAGTTGGTTCCGTTACTTGGAAATTTAGAAAAATCGGTGGTGTAAAACCAGTTAACTTAACTGTAACTCAAATCCAAAAGTTACATGATGCTAATATCTTTACTTATGTAACTAAAGCCGGTATTAACCAAACTTCCGAAGGTAAAACTATTGGAGGAGAATATATCGACGCTTTACATGGGGATGACTGGGTTAAAGCATCAATCGAAACTGAGTTACAAAAGTTACTCTCTTCTTCTAAGAAATTATCTTTTGATGCTGTTGGCATTGCTCAAATTGACGCTACAGTAACACAAGTATTGAGCCAAGCAACTAACAACGGTATTATTCTAGAGAATGCAGAAACAGGTATGGGTAAATTTGCAGTTACAACTGTACCTCGTGAAGAATCTCCAGCTAGTGATATTTCTAGTCGTCAATACACAGGACTATCATTCAGTTATACTCGTGCCGGTGCTATTCATTCTGTTGTTGTATCTGGACAAATTAACTTATAGGAGGAGAATTAAATGGCAGATCCAATTAAAGTATATAATGCTAAAGATGTTCATTTATCAGTTGATGGACGTATTATTCAAGGTTTCCAAGATGGAGATATGTTTAATGTGACAATTAAGGAAGATCGAGTTCAAACATCTGTTGATGCTCAAGGTGTTCCATCTATTGCTATTAACAATAACCGCTTGGGACAAATTACGGTTAACTTATCTGGTAACTCAGCTGACCACAAGCGACTAAACGCTTTGGCAAATTCAAATAAGATCTTTTCAATCGTAGCTACAACACCTTACGAAAAGATTACTGGTGATCAAGCAATTATTGCTAAGCCAGCTGATGCAGCTTTTGGTAAGGAAACACCAAAACGAACATACACAATCGAAGTATTAGACTTACACGTTGAAGTCTTATAATTCATTAGCGACTAAGGGTTCGACTCCTTTAGTCGTTTTTAGTCTATAAAATTTAGGAGGAAAACAAAATGACTGAAACAAAGAAAACAACTAAGGCAACAAAAAAAGTAGAACCACAAACAATTGATCGTTTGTCAGGCAATGAGGTATTTAAATACACAGATAAAAATGGCTATGAGTATGAATATACTTTACAATTTCCAGGTGTCGTAAAAACTTGGGAAATGATGGATAATGCAACAATGGAAAATGGTCAATTAGCAAAGTCTGTTTTAGCTGATGAATATATCCGTAATGTTGTTGTTGAACCAGCTGGATTAACATTAGATGATTTTGATAATCGTCCAGGATTAAATGAGTTATACAACGCTATTGACTTATTTCTTGGAAAGAAGATGTCAGACTAAACCAGAGTGGAAGATAAAGCAAAGAGTTGAAAATGAGATGTGGTATTGGTTCCCTATAATGATGGGAATTTCTACCAGAGAAGAAATGAATACTGCCACTTATGAGCAGATTCAAATACTCAATGAAGTAGCCAAACAGAAACAAGAATTACTAAATCTAGGGAGGGATAATGTAGATGTCTAATGAAACAACAATCAAAGCCAAAATTCAAGTTAGTGGTTTATCTGAGCTTGAGAAAGCCAAATCTTTAATTGAAAGTTTAGGACATTCTGAAATCTCTGTTGGTGGATTAAGTAAACTTGTTTCTGAACTTAATAAAGTAACTGAGACTGCTAAAAAAGCTGAAAATGCAATAAAAGGATTAGGCGAAATAAAAAGCAGTCATGCAACTAATGCTTTAACAGAGGGATTAAATAAAGCTAGTGAACAAGCAACTAAGCTTGAAAGCAAATTAAAAGAGGCAAGTAATGTTAATACTGGTAGTGTGGGCAATAAACTTTCGGAAGGTATTACCAAAGCCTCTGAATCTGCTAATAAATTAAAAACTAGCTTAAAAGAAGCAACTACTGTAAATGGTTCAAGTGTTGGTTTAAAGATTAGCGAAGGGTTATTAAAAGCTAATGCTAGTTCTACAAAAATCAGAGAGTCAATTAGACAATCTAACCAAGCTGAACAGGAATTAGCTTCATCTGCACAACGTGTTGCGTCAGCTGAAAAAGAAGCAGCATCTGCTGTTCAACAGGGAACAAGAGCTAGAAAAGAAGCAGTTCAATCTGAACGAAGAATGTCTCAAGAAGCTAAAAAAGAATTATCTTACTTAGGTGGAAGTTCTTCTAGTAAACAACCAGGGAAAATTCGTTCAGCATTGCGAGAAGCTTTTGGAATGTATACCTTGGGACAACTTGGAGCTAATGCTGTTATGGCAGCAGGTGAAGGAATTGGTAATCTCTTCAAAGGCGGTCTAAGTTATATCAGTGAGCAACAGGCATCAACTGTTTCTTGGGCATCTAATGCACGTTCAGTAAATCAATTATTGGGTAGAAAAATATCCAATAGGCAAGCGAATTCTTTTGCCAAAGGTATGGTAGGAGATGTTGGTAGTTTAGCTGCAGCTGCTGGTAACGATTATAAAATGGTATCAGATGCAGCCTTAGCTTTCTATGCAACAGGAGCTGGTGTTTCAACTGCAGGTAACAAGAAGAAAACATTACAACTTACTAAAGACATGCTTAACCTGCAAGATGCTGGTGGTTTAAATGATGAAGAAATGGGTAGATTTATCCAATCTGTAGCTAAAACATTAGACCAAGATAAATTTACTTCTGAACGTTTAAATCAATTAAAACAATTCAATCCAAATATTGATAATTATTTAGAGAAGGCACATAAAAAACGAACTGGAGAAAAAGGTTCTGTAAAAGATTTTACTGGTGATGACTTAGTAGAAGCACTTCATATGATGGGAATGGCTCCTGGTGTATCAGATGCATCTAAACGTATGAATCAAAGTTTATCTGGAGTAAAACGTTCCGTTAAAAATGGCTTGGTTCGTATGACTGGCGAATTTGAGAAAAAAGTCGGTGAAGGTTTAAATAAGGCTTTCGGTGGAGATGGCAAATTATTCTCACGTATCTCAAATTGGTTTAATGATGATAAGAAAAATAAAGCCTTTGTTAATCGTGTAGCTGATGGAACTATGGGTGTCGTTACGACTGCTGGAAAAGTAGGGAAAGAAGCCTATAAGGTAAGTAAAGATATTTATGATGTTGTTAAGCCATATGCATCAACATTTATAACCAGTTTTGCTGATGAAATGAAGAACATTGGCAAAGGTATCTCTACAGCTTATGACACATTAAAAGGCTGGGGGAAGAAATTTACCGATTTACTACCTAAGGGAGCTAAAGGCAAACTAGATGATATAGGTCAAACATTTTCATCAATGGCTGGTAAAGCAACTGCCTTTCTAGTTACAGCAAGAGGACTATCTAAGTTACCAATTGTTGGAAAAGGTGTAGAATCTGCAATTAAGCCATTGTTGAGCCTAACTTCTAAGATACCAGTAGTTGGTAAAGGTCTAACTGGAATTATCAGTAAAATTACTGGTATTAAACCACAACGTGAAATGTCTGCTGCTAATACCATGCAAAGTGCAGCTAATACTATGATGTCTGCTGCTAATAAAATGAATAGTGGATCTTCAAATGGAGATTATCCAGGCGGTATCAGTGGTAGGACTAATAAAGGTGGTCGTAACCGCCCAGGATCTCCAATTTATGATGCAGATGGTAATGTAATAGATTTTCTAGATGGCGAAGGTGGAACGTTCTATAAAGATTCTAAAGGACGTACTAAGCGTCCATTTAAAGGTAAAGGAGCTTTCAGCGGAGAGTTTAATCCTTATCTAAATTGGGAATATAAGCCAGGAGATAAATTAAGCACTCGAATGGGTCGTTACCATAACGGAAGAACCGTTGTAGCTACTCCACGTTCTAATAAGCTAATTGCTCGTGGACAAGAGATACTAGATTATACTCAAAACACTAGAGTTGGTCGAAATGGTTTATCAGGTCGTTTTAATACAATTAAAGGTAATACCTTAATTAAACTTGGGACGATTGGTAGTACAGTAGCTAGTTCTGGTGTTGGACGTGGATTTAGTTTTGTTGGTAGAGGTATTAGATCTGGTACTAGAGCAGTCGGTAAGTATGGAATGCCTGGCATGAATGCTTTATTCACTGGTCTAGACGTTATGTCAGTATTAGGATCAACTAAATCTGGTTCACTTGCTAGACATAAAGGTGTTGGTGGAGCTTTAGGTTCAGGAATTGGATCTACAATTGGAATGACTGCTGGTGGAGCTTTAGGTTCTGCTTTAGGACCTGTTGGAACTGCTGTTGGGTCAATGGTTGGTGGAATGGCTGGCGGATGGCTTGGAGATAAAGTTGGTAGTTGGATTGGTGGTAAATTTGGTGGTTCAAAAGGCGGAAAGAAACCTAAACCATCATGGAATCAACGTCAGCAATCTAAAGCTGAGGCACAATACGCTAAGGATAATTTTATATCAGGCTACAACGATCTCTATAAGCAAACTGGACAGAAACCAGGTCTTTCTGGAAAGAAAGCTTACAGTATGTTAAATGCAGCATCTAAGTCAAACTCTAAAGCACGTACTGCTGCAATGCACTATCAAGATGCTATGAATGCTGGAGATACAGCGGCAATGGCCAAGTATCAAAAGCAAATGCAAAAGCAAATTAAGAAACAAGATGCATCTGATGTAAAAAGTGCTACAAGTAAGGCTAATTCAGCACGTAAGAAAGCAGATAAAGCCTACAGTAAAGCTTATAAAGACGCTAAGAGATCTTTAGATTCTAGTGCAATTGGATTATCTGAAAAGCAAAAGCGAAAAGCTGCTAGAAAGATGGCCAAAGGTGATAAGGAATATCAAAAAGCAGAAAAAGCTGCATCAAAAGCTGCTAAAAAGCGTAAATCTGCAATTAAAAAGTACGAGAAAGAAACTGGAGAAAAATATAAGAGTTCTAAAGGTGGTAAAAAGTCTAGTAGAGGCTTAAAGAAATTATCCAAAGCTACTAAGAAGGTTAAGGGTAAGAATGCCACTGTTAAAGCAAAAACCAAGGGCGAAAAAGCAGTTAAAAAACTTTCAAAATCTGCCAAAAAAGTTAAAAATAAAAATGCAAAAGTAACAGCTAAAGTTAAAGGAGACAAGAAAGTTTCCAAGTTATCTAAGAGTATGAAAAAAGTCAAAGGTAACAAAAAAGCTAAAGTTACTGCAAAAGTAAAAGGCGATAAGAAAGTATCTAAACTTTCCAAGAATATGAAGAAAGTTAAGAATAAGAAAGCCAAAGTCAAAGTAAAAACTTCTGGAGATAAAAAAGTAACTAAGCTTTCTAAGAACATGAAAAAGGTTAAGAATAAGAAAGCTAAAGTAAAGGTTACTACAACAGGTAACAATAAGGTTAAGAAACTTTCTAAAGATTTAAAGAAAGTCAAAAATAAAAAGGCTAAAGTATCTGCTTCAGTTTCAGGTAGTGGAAAAGTTAAGAGTTTATCTAGGTCAATTAAAAAAGTTAAGAACAAAAAAGCAAGAGTAACAGCCAGTGCTAGTGGGGCAGGTAAAGTAAAAAGCTTAGGTAACTCTATTAGACAAGTTAAAAATAAAAAAGCTAGTGTATCTGCTAAGGCTAGTGGGACAGGTAAAGTAAAATCACTATCTTCAGCGATTAATGCTGTTAAGAATAAAACAGTCTCAGTTACGGCTAAAGTAGTTGGAACTGGTAAAGTAAAAGCTTTAACAAGTGCCATTAATGCTGTTAAAGGCAAAAGTGTTAATGTTAGTGCTAAAGTATCTGGTACAGGTTCTGTAAGATCTTTAGCAGCTGCTATCTCAGCAGTACATAGCAAACACGTCACAATTACCGCAACAGTTTCTAAATCTGGACATTTAGCCACAGGGACTCCAGGAGCTGCATCTAGTTTTGGTGTGCCAGCTTTGGCCACAGGAACTCCTGCAGCAACAACTAATCAATGGTCTTCAAATGGGGGAACTAAAAAGGGTGTCTATTTGGTTAATGACGCTCCTGGTGCTGATTATGTGGAAGCATTTAAGACTAAAGGTGGTTTAATAGGTCTATTTCCTAAACAACGAAATATACTTGTACCACTTGAGGAAGGTACACAAGTTTTGAATGCTAAGGAGACCAAGAAGAAGTTTCCACGACTTGAAAAAGGTACTAAAAAATTTGCTATGCCTATTAAATTCCCTAAACTTGCAAAGGGAACTCCTAATGCTGCTAAGAAATTTAAAACAGATATTTCAAATAGTAATTCTTCTGTACATGCAACTAACCATAACACATTTAATATTAATATCAGCGTGAATACAGGTAATACTAATACATCACCAACAAATCTAGCTAATACAATTGCTAATGCTATTGGAGAAAAGTTGAGACAACAATTCCCAGCAACTGAAATTTAGAAAGGAGGATACTAATGGCCACATTATCTGACGGGAAAAAGAAAGTAGTAATTTCTGCTGAATCTGAAGAAGAAAGCATTGAAAATACAGTAGCTCAGTATCCTGTACAATCAGGAAACTTAGTTACTGATCATACACAACGTGCCTCAATAGGTTGGACTGTTGAAGGTAAAATCTATGGTAAAAATCATTCTGAAATTAATAATAGTTGGCAACAACTAATCTCGTGGCAATACAATGGTAATCGTATATTTTGGAGTGGTGCAATTACTCATGGTGATGTGATTTTAACCAATATTACTAAGACATATGATGAAGGTGGCTTCAAGAATGCTATAAAAGTAGTTCTTGAATTCAAGGAAGCACATATTGTTTCAACAAGTTTTGTTAAAGTTCAACACGTCGGACCAGTAAAGCCAACTCCACCTCCAAGTCCACCACAAACATGGGTTACAGTTAGACCTGGTAATACATACTGGGGATGGTGGAGACAATATGGAACACCAATTCAAACGCTTAGGAATTGGAACCACTGGCCAGATAGATTTATTCCAGTTGGTGCGAGAGCGAGGGTTAAATAATGTCTAAAAGATATAGATATGATTTGAACTTAGAGAATTTACCAATGATGTTCGATACAGACTTTGGTAATTACAACTGCACAATGCAGATTAATTATAATGATGTTGGTGATTTCTATACTGTAGATTTATTTGATGTAAATAATAACCCTGTAATTTTAGGTGAGAAATTAATTTATGGTAAAAGGTTATGGAGTGACTATACAAAACCTGATTTACCAATAGTGGACTTAGTTCCGTTGGATGAATCAGGATGGACAACAGTTTGTAATAAAGAAACGTTTGGTAAGACGGTATTTTTATATATAGATACGGTGGTGGATTAATAATGGCTTATGACTATGGCTTTGAAATTATGGTAAAAGTCTATACGAAAAACAGTACTTTGACTTATCAGTACAATAAACATGCTGATAAATCAACTGAAATTCATTTTACTGTTCCTTTTTCAACAGAAACAGAAAAGCAGATTACAGAAATAGTACTGTACAATATTAATCCTGGTCACTTTAATAGTATAAAGCGTGGGGATAAAGTAGAGTTATTTGCTGGATATCATGATGATAACGGTTTGTTGATGAGTGGGACTATTTTTAGGACATCAACACCAACATTAGAAGATGCAGATACTGCTTATACTCTAAGAGTTTTAGAAGGACCAGATTATACAACTTTACCTAAGCTTAATATAACCTTTGCTAAAGGAACTTATGCAGAAACAATTGTTAGAGAAGTTGCTAGAAGAGCTAATATGCAATTGAATATCATGAATACCAACTTTAATAAACGGTATGATGAAGAATATACTGCTGAAGGACATCCTTTGGAAATTTTATCGCAAATAGCCGAAGATACGAAGACCAGTCTTTTTTACTTAAGAGGTAAATTGACCTGGGCTTTTATTTTTAATGGACGAAATGCAGAAACATTTAATCTCAATGTTAACACTGGTTTAATTGGTAGCCCAGTTGTTGAAAGTCGTGATGATGATTGGCAAGATTGGGATGATGATGATGGTTTAGGTCGTTGGAGCTTTTCTTGCGAAAGCATTCTTAATTTTCATCTAACCACTTTCTCAAGAGTTGAAGTTCATAGTAAGTACTTAAATCATGGAATGTATGTGATTAATGGAGAGCATACGTTTGATGGAGAAGAAGCGAGAACTAAATTTGAAGGGATTGAAAATATGTAATGCCAGTTAGAAATAATGATACGATTTTTATCAAAGAGTTAATTAGTAACATAAACGCTAATTTACATGTTGCTCAATTAGCACGAGTTGTTTTTATCAACGAAGATAAAACTAGAGTAAATGTTCAGCCTTTGGTACGAAATTATAGTGGGAGTAAAAGAGCGTTGCTTATGAATGTTCCTGTCGGAAAATCTGCTCAACAATTTATTCGAATTGGTAGTGTTGTAGGAGTAATTTTTCTAGATAGATCAATGGAAAATTGGGATAAAACAAATAGTGATTTTGCTTTAACATCTAAGCGAATGCATGATTTGAATGATGCATTGATATGGGAGGTGTTTACATGATTGATTTAAAGTTAGATGCATCTGGGGACTTAGAGTTTGATAGAGATTTAGCCTTAGTGTCTGATATAGATGAGATTAAACAAGAGTTAGAAATTATTTTAAAAACTAACCAAGGTGAGTTCTTTGGAGATACAACTATGGGGCTAAATCAAAGTGAAATTTTTGTTAAAAATCCAGATTTAGTTTTAATTGCTAACTATGTCATGCAAGCACTACAACAGCAAGAAAATGTAATTAATGCAGAGGTTACAAGTATTGAGTTAAAAAATAGACAGCTATTTGTGAAATTCAATGTGACGTTAAATGTTGGAGAAACAATTAGTTCGGAGGTGGTTTTGTGATTGATAGTAATGGCTTTTCAAGACCGACATATGCAGAGTTAGTTACACAACTCAGCTATAAATGGCGTGAGTTATTTGGAGACAATGCACAGACTAATTCTAAATCAGTTGGTGGGATTTTAATTAGGATTTTAGCATATATTCTAGATAAACTATATAAACTAGCAGAAGTTGTTTATAATTCGCAATTTGTTGATTCTGCTGAGGGAACTACTTTAGATCAGCTTGCCTCTAATGCTGGTATCTCAAGATTGCCAGCTCAAGTTGCAATTGGAACAATTAAAATTTGGGGACAAGCAGGCTATATAGTACCAACAGGAACTCTATTTAAAACTAGTGATGAACTAATGTATGTTACAACTGAAGATATTGTTTTAGAAGATATCTCTAAGAAGACATTAGATATTGACGGATATGGTACTATTCAAGCTGTTAGTGGAAATCTTGGTATAGGAACAAGTCGTTTATTATACGCTAATGAATTAGGAATGAAGTATAACAAAGATGGAACTTTTACATTATCTCAAGTAACCCCAGTTGAAACTATTATGTATGCTACTCTAGAAGAAGTATACGGTGGTGCTGACATAGAAAGTGATGAATCTCTCAGAAAACGTATTGCTTTATCTAATGCTTCTGTTCCAGCAAGTCCTTATAATGGAGTTTTAGCTGGAATCAGTAAAGTTTCTGGAGTGAAGTCAGTTAAGATTATAGCTAACGATACTATGCAAGATGATAGTACTAATAATACTCCAGCTAAATCTCTTCATATTTACGTAGATGGTGGATATAAAGAAGATATAGCTAAGGCTATCTTTGAAACAGTAGCTGCTGGAATAAAAACAGTAGGTCAGCAAAAAGTACAAATTGAAGATATAGCAGGGATTAGCCATGAGATAGCCTTTGATTATCCTGAAAATAAAAAAATATATGTCAAGATACATGTAGAAAAGGGAGATATGTATCCTAACGACGGTAATGCAAGAATAAAAGAAATTGTTCAATCTTATATATCAAGCGTTGACATGGGAAACGTACTACACTATACCAAGTTGTATCAGAGGATATATTCGGAAATTTCAGGAATAGTAGTTGCTGATATCAAAGTGGGCTTTTCTCTTGAAGATGTAAAAGCAGAGGACATTCAATTAAAAAACTTTGAAACTGCAGAATTAGCTGATAATGGGTTGGTGATGGAGTAATGGATATCTTAAAAGAATTTATATCACGAATGCCTGGGTCAGTTGATGCTATCTATAATCCTAATATAAATAAGCTAGTTACTTTTTTTGCAGAGTATCTATCCAATATTCAAGGTCTATTTAAACAAATTGAATATTATCGAAATATAGATAATGCTAGTGGAAATTTACTTGATAAAATTGGTGAAAAAGTTAGTGAAGTTCGAGGTAAAGCTGATGATGAGTTTTATAGAGTAATGCTAAAATCTAAAATTGCTAGTAGAAAAGGAGATGCAACAGTTAATGGAATTTTGACTATCATCAAAAATTCATTAGGGGTTGATGTTAGAAATATTAAAGTATTACCACTAGAGAATGAACCGCAAGCGATAATGATTAAAGATGTCCCTTTAGAATCAACAAATAACGATTGGAAAAGGAATTATCTGTTAAAACGTATAGAAAGTACAGTTGCTGCTGGAATTAGGGTTCACGAAATTATTTTTATAGATAATACTACTGGCGAAGTAAATATTGTTACTGGTACACAAAGTTCGATTATTATAACTGAGGAGGATAAGAATGGCTAATAAGTTTACAACAAAAGTAACTAATGAAGGTTTAAATCTACTGCAATTAGCAAGTCAACAAGATAAAAAAGTTGAATTCATCAATGTTATAGCTTCATCTACTGCCTATAGCGAGAACCAATTAATCTCAGAAACATATGATGATATCAATAGTAGAGCTTCTAAAAATCAAACAGGAACAATTAATAATCTTACAATAGATAAAAATATAACAAAGATGGAATTGGTTTTTGATGGTCATGACATTAAATCTGACTATACACTTAATTCCATCTTTTTAATTGCTAAATTAAAAGACAGTCAAGATCTAAAACTATTTGCAATAATCAAGGCTAATCAACCACAATATATGAATTCATATGATAGTAGTGGATCTACTAACTTACAGATTAATTTAGGTGTCAAATTTAGTAATAATGATAAGGTGACTTTGCAGATTGATACTGCTGCAATAGCAACTCTAGGAGATTTATCTAACTTAAGAAACGAAACTCAAGCTAAAATTGATAATAAATTATCTCAAATAAAATTATATACTGAAGCTTTTGAAAATGGTGATGCAATCAAGCAAGCATATCCAGATGGTAAAACTGGTATCTTTATTGCAATTGACACAGGACATCAATGGTATTGGTTAAATGGTGCATGGAAAGATGCTGGTCCTTACCAAGATAATACTTCAATTAAAGACTTCGTAGATAATTATTTATCAGATATTGCACATAAAGATAGCGACGGGAAATTTAAATTAAATTTAGACAATACTTTAACTTCTGAAACTATGCCCACAAGCGCCAAACGAGTAGGCGAATTATTTAAGTTTGATTTTAGAAACTATAGCAGAACATACTCCTGGTACGATTTCAAAGGTAATGTTCCTATTATCGAATTGCAAGGAACCTTACCTACTGATGCAAGTCAAAAAAAATCATTATCTTACAAATATGAAAATCTTGAAGGAACCGCAACACTGAAGTGGCAAGGTCAGTCATCACTAGCTTTTCCAAAGAAAAATTTCACAATTAAATTTGATAAGAAATTTACTGCTAAAGATGGTTGGTTAGCTGATAATACGTATGTTTTGAAAGGAAATTTCAATGATTTCTCACAAGCTAGAAACGTTGTATCTGCCGAGATTTGGGCAAAAATTGTTAAATCAAGGAATTGGAATTACGTTCCCTTGGCTGATAACGATGGTTCATTAATCGTTGATAACACAACAAATGGATTTAACGTTTATGAAGATATCATGCCAGGATTGCATGGAACAGGAGCAGTTGACGGTTTCCCAGTGATGTTAGTTGTAAATGGTGATTATTGTGGCTTGTATTCGTTTGTTTTAAAGAAGAAAGCTGAAACTTTCGGATTTGGTAATTCAAACTTAGAGTATGCACTAAGTTGTGAACGAACACCAGATAATCAGAATCGAAATTCAGTTGCATTCAAAGGATTGGCTGATTTGAATGGAAAGGATTTTGATTTTGAATATACAAAATCAGACGAAGATAAGGCTAACGCTAGAATGTCATTTAATAATATGATTTCAAAAGTTATCGAGGCTACTGGAAAAAACTATGAATCTGTCATAGAAAACTACCTTGATATTGACTCAGTTATAGATTACATGATTTTTACAAGCCTAATTTCCGCAGCAGATGGAATCACTAAAAATTATTTGATGTTGTCTTATGACGGAGTTAAGTGGTATTTCTCTGCTTATGACTTAGATAGTACTTTCGGAAATTGGCAAGATGGCTGGTTAAGTCAACAACCGTCAGGAATTCCAACTCTAGCTGATTGGAATAGGTCAAATCGAGCTATGCATCTAGTTTATGCGTATGGAAAAGATAGACTTAAAGCTAGATATAAGGAACTTAGAGACGGTATTTTGTCTGTTGAAAATGTCAGAAAAATGTTCATTGATTATGTAAGTAACATTAGTCATGCCTTAAAAGACGAAGAACTTAAGCTATGGCCACAAACGCCATCTAGCGAAGTTCATAACATTAACCAAATCGTAGAGCATTACAGACTTAGAGCTGAATTTATTGATAAAGAAATCGAATCACTTTAGGAGGAATTATTATGAGTGAAAATAAAAAATTATCAGAATTGGTGAAAGATAGTGCAGTTACGGATAGCGATCAAATCTTAGTATGGAACGGTACTGATGGAGCTAGACGTGTTTCTAAGAGGGATTTTGTTGGAAAAGAGAGTACTAAACTTAGTAACATGTCTGAGGCTGTTTTGAGTCTTAAAGTTATTTCTAAAACTGTTTTTGTAGATCAAATTAATGCTAAATCAAATTTAACAGTTACTGTTGATGTAGGTTTTGAGACTGGATACACACCACAACTTGCGAACTTATCAGTTCTAGTTTGTTCTAATGCAAATGTTTCAGTTACTAATTTTTGGTATGATACAGGCAAATTATATGTAGTTGTCGAAAATCCAACAACTGATGTAATTACAAACATGATGCTATTCTGCCGAATTCCAACTTTCAAGAATAGCAATCTAATTTAAACTAAAATATAGCGGTGGGTGGGAGGAAAACAGGAGATGGTTATGTGCATACATTACTAGGATATTCATGGGCGGAGATAGCGTCAATTATGGCGGTAATTTCCGTCCTTTTTAGTGGTGTGTATTGGTTAATTCGACATGGTGCTAAAGTGCTAAATAGTGCAATTAGTGCAGGAACATTTCCGTTACAACAACAATTCAAAGAATTAACGCATACGATTAGACAACTCAATAATAATTTTGAAGAACAACACAAAAGCTTAAAGGAATTAAGAGATGAAGTTGATAAACACCACGATGAATTGATTGATCATAAAAATCGAATTCAAAATTTGGAGCGTGATAAAAAATGAAAGTTATCAACGATATTATTGAATGGCTAGTACAGACAGGGCTATTATCTGTACTGGCTATTTTTTTGCTCAAGCAACTCAAGCCAGTCTTAGATAATAAGGCTGAACATGCATCCACCGAACAATCACGAGCATTGTGGACGTTGCTTGAACAGGTGGCAGACATGGCAGTTACTAGCCTTGTTAGTCAAGATAAGACAGGACGTGAGAAGTTTGATGAGGCTAGTATGATTGTAAACGACGTGATGAAGAAACAAGGTTACAAACTAGACTCTCAAACAATTCACACCGCCGTTCAATCTGCTTACGAAAAATCAGAATTAACACCAACGGTAAAAGTTAAGGAGGACAAGTAACATGGTTATGTACACAGTAGACGTTTACTCAGGGTCAGATGATAGTATCATTCGTGATCCACATGCTCAAGGGGTTATCGTTAAAGCTACTCAAGGTACAGGATACGTTAATCCTAAATGTAACCATCAATGGGACTTAGCAGGACAATTAGGTAAAAAACGTGGCTTATATCATTACGCTGGTGGTGGTAATCCAGTATCAGAAGCACAATATTTTATTAACAACATCAAGAACTATGTAGGTCAAGGTATGTTAGTGATTGACTGGGAAGGTTACCAAAATTCAGCATGGGGAAATACTAACTGGGTTCGTCAATTTGTAGACGAAGTACACCGTTTAACTGGTGTTTGGTGTGTGATTTATGTACAAGAATCTGCATTAAATCAAGTAGCTAACTGTGCTAAAGATTGTGCAGTTTGGGTAGCCAAGTATGCAAGTATGAACTGGAACTCTTGGACAGTACCTGATATGTCTGTGTCTAGCGGTGCTTTTGGTTCAATTGCTGGTTGGCAATACACTGGTGGCGACATGGATCGTTCAATCTGGTATTTGGATGCAAATTCCTGGGATAAGTTTGCTAAACCTGGAACAAAACCACAAACTGAAACACCTAAGTCAACTCCAGCACCTAGTCAAAATAGTGCTAAGTATGACTCATGGACTGATGACTTAGGTGTTAAGTGGTTTAAAGAAGATGGTAAGTTCACAGTTACAGTTGATGAAGGTATTGTCTTACGTTGGGGAGCAACAACCAACTCATCTAAAATTGGTGTTCTGCCAAAGGGTTCAGTCGTTAAGTACGATGCTTTCTGCCACTCTGGCGGTTATGTTTGGATTAGACAACCTAGAGGCAACGGACAATATGGGTACTTGCCAACTGGTGAAAGTTCTGGGGGTAAGCGTACAAGTATCTGGGGTAAATTTGAATAAACAATAAAGCTCATCCAATCCTTTTGAGGACTAGATGAGCTTATTTTTATAGCAAAAAAAGCAGAAGTTGGGTTGCTTGCCACCACATCTGCTTTTCTGAGTCTGAATTAATTCTAAAGATTAATGCTTCCGTTTGTAGCGGTTCTTAATCTTAGAACTAATCAGATCTATAATTACTCCAGAAAGAATGGCTAGTCCAAACTGAAGTAAATCATGTAAAAACGTAAACAAGGAAGTTACCCTCCCTTCTGTGAGATATTAAGGCGGCTAGCCTTACTCACAAGGAATATCTTACATGTTAAGCAATTTTAAAGCAATGAAAAATATTGACAAACTATATAAATAAAGATAACATGAGAGTGTAGACAAGGAGGTTTTACCTCTTTTCATATAGAGATTGGCTATCTCTAGTTTTACGGTTGGCTACCGTACTGTCATTTGTTTTACTCCTTTCTGTTCTTCTGACAGAAAGTTTTTTTTATTATTCTTAGAAAATACAAGACACCTTGTTTCTACTATTATATATGGTAGAGGCAAGGTGTCTTTTTTTGGTTTTAACCCACAGAATAACCCACAGTTCATTTGATATATTTCAGTTAATAGGTAATTATAACAGTATAAATGTAGCTTTAATTAAGCAAAAAAGTAATAGTTTCTACCTATTTATATAGGGTAATATTTATGTCTCAAATTAAATAATATTTAATTTAGTTGCTGTAAATGTTGGTTTATCAACGTTTATGGCAACTTTTTTTATGCTTTTATATAGCATTAATAAGTTTATGTCGATTATCGTATAGGGAATATTACTTAGTTAATATTAAATAAAATAACAATTCAGCACTTGTAAAGGAATAATATTATGTTATAATAAAATTTTGTATAAATATAGTGATCAATTTTAAAATTAAGATTCTTTATAGCTAATGTATGGTATAATTATATGTGAAAGAATTTTGTAGGAAATTGTCAAAGGAGGGTTGGACATGCTGAGGAAAACAAAGAATTTTTTGAAGGCCAATGGAGTTTACTACGAAAAAGAACATGTTAATCCACTAATGGTTCCTGAGAGAGTTTATGTATTAAAATTTGGAATCGATGAAAAAACAATGAATAATCGTTTTATCGTCGAATATACGTATACATGGACTGGAAGAATTAAGATTAATAAGATTTCCTTACGTTTACATGGACAGCAACATCCGCGTGAATTCAGAAATGAGGCACAGTTGTTACAATATTTAAAGAAACATTCTAAGAGATATGTAAAAGGTAAAGAAATATCAAATAAAAAACGTAGTAAATAG